GTATATGCTCCAGACGGTGTATATAGATTTATTCTAAATGGTGAAGCTATAAGGGGTGATGATATTATGCCATATAGCACTTATGTAAACACTGAGAGTGAGAGCTATAACTGGGGTAGGATACCGTTAGTGCCAATGAAGTATCATGATGGCACACCTCTTATCAAAAAGGTCAAATCTCTGCAAGATGGCATTAACATAATGCTTTCAGACTTTGAAAATAATATGCAAGAGGACGCAAGAAATACAATTCTTGTAATTCGTAACTATGATGGACAGGATCTGGGAGAGTTTAGACAGAAACTTGCACTGTACGGAGCTGTTAAGGTTAAAAGCAATGACTCTGAAAAAGGTGGAGTTGATACGCTGGAAGTTAAGGTCAATGTAGATAACTATAAGGCTATTATTGAGATATTTAAGAAAGCTTTGATAGAGAACGGCATGGGGTACGATGCCAAGGATGACAGAATGTCGGGCAATCCTAATCAGATGAACATACAGAGTATGTATAGTGACATAGATTTAGATGCGAACGATATGGAAACAGAATTACAGGCGGCATTTGAAGATCTGCTTTGGTTTGTAAAAGTGCATCTATCTAATATGGGATACGGTGATTTTGAAAATGAAGAGGCAACTATCACATTTAACAGAGATATACTTATCAATGAGACTGAGGCGATAGAGAGCTGTGTTAAGTCAGTCGGCATCTTATCAGACGAGACTATCATAGAGCAGCATCCTTGGGTTGACGATGTTCAAAAAGAGCTTGACAGACTTAAAAAGCAAAAAGAAGAGCAAATACAAGAACAGTATGGGGCGTTTGCAGTTCCTAATACACAAGTTGAAGGTGGTGATATAAATGCCGAATAGCTCATATTGGCAAAACAGGTTCACACAAATTGAAGCAGCTGCTCACAATAAGGGTATAAAAGCTTACAGTGAGATAGAAAATATTTACCAAAAGGCGCAAATAGAGCTTGAGAGCAAAATAAACACCTGGTATCAAAGATTTGCAATTAATAATGATGTATCTATTGCAGAAGCAAGAAAAATGCTTAATGCAAAGGAGCTAAAGGAACTTAAGTGGACTGTAGAGGATTATATAAAATACGGTAAAGAAAATGCGCTAAACAAGCAATGGATAAAAGAACTTGAGAATGCGTCAGCAAGGTTTCATATTTCCAGGCTTGAGTCTCTAAAGCTTCAGACACAACAAAGTCTTGAGGTTTTATATGGTAATCAACTGGATGTAGTAGACAAAACTATGCAGAGCATCTACTCTGAAAGTTTTTACAGAACGGCTTTTGAGATACAAAAAGGCTTTGGTGTAGGGGTTGCGTTCGATAAACTGGATGAGAATAGACTAAGTAAGGTGATCGGTAAGCCATGGGCTTTGGATGGTGTAAACTTTTCAAGTAGGATTTGGAAGAATAAAGAAAAACTTATAAATGAGTTGCACGGAACATTAGTAAGAAATATTATAAGCGGTGCAGATCCTGCAAAGGCTATAAAAGAAATAGAAAATAAAATGAATGTATCAAGAAGCGCAGCAGGTCGACTCATAATGACGGAGTCGGCTTATTTTAGTTCAGTAGCTCAAAAGGATATGTTTAATGAACTTGATGTTGAAAAATATCAAATAGTGGCAACCCTTGATAACAGGACATCTGAGATTTGTTCAGAGTTGGATGGAAAAGTTTTCGATATGAAAGATTATGAAGCAGGTGTTACTGCTCCACCTTTTCATCCTAACTGTAGAACAACTACAATACCTTTCTTTGACGATTGGGAAGAATTAGGGGTGAAGCCTGAGCGTGCAGCAAGAGAAGGAGAGGGTGGAACTTATGAAGTGCCGGCGGATATGACATATAAGGAGTGGAAGGAAAAATACACTATTAACAATAATAATGATGCGATATCCCAAAGAGAAAAACCACTAACAAAAAAGGATTTGGACGCTGTTGAATATTATGTAAGCGGAGATGGGATGTATATAAATGATTACCTGAGGAATAGAGATAATCCTATTGAAAGAATGGGGAAAATGACTGAATTTGATAATGATTTAGTTCAAAATCTTACTTCAGCAACAAGCAGAAAACATTCAAATAAGATTCTTTATCGTTCAGTTGACGCAAGTGCTGTATTTGATGATATTAGTGATGAGGACTGGGATGCTTTAAGAAATACATTATTGTACAATCTCGATGATAATGCCCAGCCTATTATCAATAATGCATTAGGGAAAGTAATTACAGATAAGGGCTTCATGAGTACAACAAAAAATTACGGGGTTGCATCTGAGTTTGATGATTTTACAGGGGCAGAACATCCTATTATCATTGAGTTTACAAATGCAGACAAAGTTAAAGGATTTGACCTTGCTGAGCATTTCCCTAAATTAGACGATAGTATGAAACAAGCAGAGGTTCTTTTAAGCAGAGATACCAAATATAGAATAAAATCAATTTCTGGCAAGGATGGGCATATTCATGTAAATGCAGAGTTTGTGGATGATGTTCTTGACTTGAATACAGTTTCAGAAAGTGGTAAAATAAAGCACAAAGTAATGGATGGCTTGTTGGATATTTCTAAAATTGAGTCAGACAGTGATATTAAACAATTTGCAGAAAAATTTATTGATAATTTGGGCATTGACAGAACTAATATACAGGTAATGACAAAACCAATAAAGGAGCACGGATATTGCCGTTTGGGAAGTAATGTATCTCCCAAAGTATTGGATTTTGATGAGTATGTATTGAATTCAGAAGATGTACGCTCTATGGAGTATCGTATTAAAACAGCATTTCATGAGGCTTTTCACTTGTCAGCAAATGGCAGGGGGTGGGACGGATTAAACTCATCTTGGAAAGTATTAGATAAATGGCGTGATTTGGAAGAAACTTTTACAGAAGCTTCAGCACATTATCTGATTGAACAGTACGGTATCGCGAACAAATTATCACCCTCTTATGCGGATAAATTAGTTTCAAATTTACCAAGATTAAAGCAACTTCCCAAATATGCATCTTGTAAAACTATTCAAGATTTTGGTGAGATTGCTTTTGCTGACAGACAAGGCGGCGCTGAGGCAAAGTGGTTGCAACTTTATTCTGAAATGAGCAAGGTTGTATTACCAGCTGACTATTATTCTAAGTATCAAGCATACATAACTCAGAATGAAGATGATTTGTTTGATATGTTTTTTGGAAATACTCCAACATATGTAAAGTATAGAACTCAGATGAAGGCTGATTTGAAATCAGCAATGGAAAAAGATTTTTTATCTCTTTCCGGTAATGAAAAGTTGGTATATAGTAATATTTTAGCATGTGCAATGCAAAAGATGGGGGTACTATAATGGTATATATTCTTGATGATTGGATAAATGATAAAAGAAATGAAACAGAGATAAGGGAACTTATCACAGAGAGCCTTAGTTGCTTTAAGTTAAATGATGACTCTAAAAAGGTTGAAGATAGATTAAGAGAACTTGGGGAGTTAAAGATACTTGAAGAGTTAAACAAAGGAACATTTACTATATAGAGTAAATATCAATTAATATGAATTCAAAAGCACCTCGTTTAGGTGCTTTTTTATTGCCGTCTTTTAGTTTTGTAGACGATAAAGAACAAAGACAGAAAGTGGAATGAACCACGCTAAAAAATGTAAGAAAGGAATTAAAGAAGATGAAAAGAGAAGATTTTATAGCACTTGGGATTGATGAGGAAACCGCTAAGAAGTGTGAAAAGGCGAGTAATGAAGAGCTTAAAGGCTATGTACCTTATGATAGATTTAAAGAAGTCATAGAGGAGAAAAATAAGCTTAAAAATGATATTGCTGATAGAGATAAGCAGTTTGAAACACTAAAAAACTCTACAGGTGATGTTGAAGCAATGAAGGAGCAAATAGCTTCTCTTCAGGCGGATAACAAAGCAAAAGATAAAGCACATGCAGCAGAGATCAAGCAAATGAAAATTAATAGTGCTTTGGAATCTGCGCTAATCAGCTCTAAGGCTAAAAATGTAACAGCGGTCAAGGCTCTTATTAAAGACATTGACAAGGCAGAACTTCAGGATGACGGAAGTATAAAAGGACTTGAAGAGCAAATAGCGGCTTTAAAAAAGTCTGATGGCTATCTATTTGAAGAAGCTACTGCAACAAAGCCAAACTTTAAAGGATTTCAGCCGGGAGTAGCAAAGAAAGAAACCGCTGCTGGAAAGGTTGATATGTCTAAGATGTCTTATGAAGAGCTGGCAAATTATATTGAGAACAATCCAGATATCGGATAGTAGAAAGGTAAAGGTAAAAAATAATGGCAAAATTTGATGCAAAGAGTTTTAATGATAAAGCATTTGGTGCTTATATGTCTGCAATACCGAATGTAAAGCTTAATAAGCTTAGAGAATCAAGGGCGGTACTTAGTGATCAAAGGCTGGCAGATACTTTCAAGAATCAGTCACAGACAGGTACAGTTTATGCAAGGATACCTTATTTTGGTAGAATAGGCGGAAATGCTCAGAATTATGACGGTCAGACAAATCTTACTCCGGAAAGAACGACAACTTATGAGCAGGGTGTATTCACATATGGAAGAATGATGGGATGGACAGAGGCTGACTTTAGCTATGATGTAACAGGCGGTGTTGACTTCATGGTTAATGTAAGAGATCAGATCATGAGCTACTGGAACGAAGTGGACCAGGATGTTATCTTGTCTATACTTAAAGGTATATTTGCTATGAGTGCTACAGGTACCGGAGCTATAAAAACGGCAAATAAAGCTTTTGTAGACGCTCATACATTTGATATATCCGCTTCTACAGAGAACAAGAAGACTGATGACACTATGCTTGTTGGTGCTACTACTCTTAATAGCGCTATTCAGAAGGCTTGTGGTGACAACAAGCAGAAGTTTAGCCTTGTTGTATGTCATTCTACTGTAGCAACAAACCTTGAGAACCTTAATTTACTTGCATATCTTAAGTATACTGACAGTGAGGGAGTTCAAAGAGATTTAAATATGGGTACATGGAATGGCAGACTGGTTATCATTGATGATTCTATGCCGGTAGAGGTTAAGAATGTAGGTGCCACAGGCGGAGATGTTTCACTTTACACAACTTATATACTTGGAGAGGGAGCTATAGGCTTTGAAGATGTAGGTGCAAAGGTGCCTTATGAGATGGTAAGAGATGCAAAGACAAAGGGTGGAGAGGATACTCTTATCTCAAGAAAAAGAAACGCTGTAAGTGTAGCCGGTATATCCTATCTCAAGGCTAGTCAGGCTACAAACAGCCCTACAAATGCGGAGCTTGAAAACGGTCTTAACTGGTCTTTAATAGACAGTGAAACAGGAGCTATTCCTCACAAGGCAATTCCTATAGCTCGCATAATCTCAAGGGGGTAATATGTTAGACAGGATAAAAGAGAGGTTGCAGTCATTAGGCTATACAGTAAAAGATAGTGATGATATTGCTATAAACTTTTCTATTCAGAAGGTTGAAAATACTATAAAGAACGATTGCAATATCTCTGCTATCCCTGAGGGTCTTATAAATATTGCAATTGATATGGTCGTTGGTGAGTTTCTTATGTCAAAAAAGACATTTGCTCCTAACGACCTTTTAAGTTTAAATCTTGACTCAGCCATTAAGCAGATACAAGAGGGTGATACAAACATATCTTTTGCGATAGGTGAAGGCAGTAAGACAGATGAGCAAAGGCTTGATAGCTTCATAAATTATCTTTTGACCTATGGTAGAGGTGAATTTAATACCTATAGGAGGTTCAAATGGTAAATAAAGGTATGATAGCAGCAAGAAAGGCTATAGAAAGTAGGTATAAAGGACTTTGCACTATACTGGAAAAGAAAAAAGTAAAGGACGAGACTACTAAGGCTACAGCATTGAGAGATATAGCAGTTTTAAGCGATCAGCCTTGTAGGTTGTCATACAGTAGCTCCGGTGCAGCAAACCAAACTGATACCGTATCAAATATAGAGCAAAATATTAAGTTGTTTATTGCTCCGGAGATCAAGATAGTTCCCGGCTCTAAACTTAGAATAACTCAAAACAATGTAACCACCGACTATATATCAAGTGGGGTTCCTGCGGTGTATGAAACACATCAAGAGGTATGCTTAGAGATGGAGAAGGAGAGGGCATAATGTCAACATGGGGTAGTGCTGATTTTGAAGCAATCAGAGCAATGCAGAAAAACATAGAGCGAATACAGCAAGTTGATATGGCTGCATTTTGCACTGAGTGTAGTAAGGAAATTGCAAAAAGACTTCTTGCACTTGTAATCCCTAGGACACCTGTAGGACAGTATCCTAGCGGAAGTGGCAAGGTTGGAGGAACATTAAGGCGTGGATGGACTGCTGCTGAAAATGTAACTGTAACCAGAGAGGGAGATACCTATACAGTTATTATAAGTAACCCGGTTGAATATGCCCCTTATGTTGAATTTGGGCACAGAACCAGAGGAGGCGGATTCAAGGACCCACAGTTCATGCTTACAATGTCTGAAGAAAAGCTTAGGACTATAATTCCTAAACTGTTGGAAAGAAAAGTAAAGAAGATGCTTCAGGAGGTGCTTGATGTCTAAGATCAATAACAGTCTTGTATTAGATGCGATAAGTATTGCTATTAATAAAGTGTCTCCTGCTTCAAGTATATACATTGATAAAGTTGAGCAAGGACTAAATAACGGTGATTTCATAGTAAGGTTAATAAATACAGAATATATCCAGCACGGTAATGAGGATCTGTATAGAGTAGTTCCGGCTTTTGATGTTATTTACTTTCCGGAAAACGGAAATAAAGGCTGTATGAACATGGGAGATAAGCTATCTCAAGAGTTGTCGGTAATTGAATTGCCTACAGGTGATTTATTAAGAGCTACAAATAAAGGATATGAAATAGTAGATGAAGTTCTTCATTTTAGGGTTTCATATCCTTATAACACACTAAGTTATCGTAATGATTCAGGAATGAATAAGTTAAAGGTGAACCAAGGAGGGTAGAGTGGCAAATAAAGTGATCAAAGACATATCTAGGTACTCTAAAGAGATAATTAGTCTGTCTGACAGATATGCAGGATATAAAGATATTATCAATGCAGAGTTAGATGATGATAATGAGTACTCTATGGATGAGGTTGATAATATAATCAGTGATTTTTTGAAAAGAGAGGTGAGATAATGGCTTTAGGCGGCGGAATATGGACTAAGCAGGATAAGATATTGCCGGGAGCTTATACGGTATTTTCAAATGTAAAAAAGGCTACTGCTTCACTATCGGACAGGGGTGTTGTAGCACTTCCTATCGTTCTTAATTGGGGAGAAGTAGGGAAAGTACAGACAGTAAGCAGGGAAGATTTTCAGGCTAAGTCAAGAGAGTTATTCGGATATAAGCAAGGTGCGGATGAACTGATTAATTTAAGAGAAGTATTTTTACACGCAACAAAAGTACACATATACAGACTTGTGGCAGCAGATGCAGTTCAGGCAAGCAATGATATTGCAAAAGCTAAATATCAGGGAACAAGAGGAAATGATTTGAAACTCGTTATATCTGCTAGTGTAGATGTGCCGGGTTCTTTTAATGTATACACATATCTTGATAATACACAGGTAGATGTACAAACTGTAGCAGGTGCAGCAAATCTCAAAGACAATGCTTATGTATCTTTCAAGAGTACAGCAACATTATCAGTTACAGCGGGAACACCACTGACAGGAGGAACTAATGGAAGTGCAATTACGGGCGAAATTTATCAAAAGGCTTTGGAAGCTTTTGAGTCTTACTCTTTTAATGTTTTTTGTTGTCCAAGCGCAGATAATACTATATCTAAGCTATTTGCAGCATATACAAAGAGGTTGAGAGATGAAGTCGGTTCCAAGTTTCAAACTGTTATTCATGATACAGATAGTGATTATGAGGGAATTATATCGGTCAAGAATGATGTAATAGGTGCGGATAAACAATCGCTTGTATACTGGGTTGCAGGAGCTGAGGCAGGCTGCGAAGTGAATAAAAGCCTTACTAATGCAAAGTATGATGGCGAGTATGTAGTTGATGTTAATTTCAAGCAATCAGAACTTGAAACAGCAATAAAGAAAGGCAAGTTTACATTGCATAATGTAAATGGAGAAGTAAGGGTACTTGAGGATATAAATTCTCTGGTGACGCTTGTAGATGACAAAGGGGATTTGTTCCAATCAAATCAGACTATCAGGGTCATAGATCAGATAGCTAATGATATAACCGCATTGTTTACAACAAGGTATTTGGGCACAGTAGCAAATGATTCAGCTGGTAGAATAAGCTTGTGGAATGATATTTGTAAGATACATCAGGAACTTGAAAAGCTCAGAGCTATAGAAAACTTTGATACAAAGTCGGTTGAAGTGGTTCAAGGCGATGATAAGAAGTCAGTTCTTTGTACCATAAACGGAGTAAATATAATAAGTGCTATGACTAAACTCTACATGAATGTAATCATAGCGTAGTAAGGAGGATATATGGATAATTCAATAATGAATGCTATGGATGCCATAGCAGGCTCACAGGCATCTGCATATATAACGCTTGCAGACGGTAACAGATATAAGTTTATGCAGCTTTATTCTTTTGAGTCAAATATGGAAATAAATCTTGTTGAAGTTCCAATTCTTGGAAAAACAGGCAAAGGGAATAAGCCGAGTGGTTGGACAGGTGAGTGGAAAGGAACGGCACATTATAATCAGTCAATACTTAGGCAGATGTGGCTTGAGTACAAAAATACAGGAAGACTTCCAAGCTTTGATATACAGATAACTAATGAAGATCCTACATCTGCTATAGGAAGACAAACTATAGTGCTTAAAGGTTGTTTGTCAAAAGGAGGTATACTTGCTAAATTTGATGCCGATTCGGAAACACTTGATGAGGATATAGAGGGTACATTCGATGATTGGGAAATGCCAGAAAGCTTTACAATGCTTAAAGGTATGCAATAGGAGGTAATTTATGGAAAGAAGTTTAAGTGCATTTTTAGCACAAAATGTGAAGAAGATTGAAAATACTTTTTATCCGGCATCAAACAGAATAGTAGATGCGAAAGGAAAGCCAGTTGATTGGGAGATCTGTTGCATAACAGCTACAGAAAATGCAAGGATCAGAAGAAGTTGTTTTAGTACTGTACCGGTTTTGGGTAAAAGGGGGCAATACACTCAAGAGTTTGATGCCAATCTCTACTTGGCAAAGATATGCGTAAGAACAACAGTGTTTCCTAACCTTAATGATAAGGAACTTCAGGATAGTTATGGAGTTATGAGTGCGGAGGAGCTCATAACCACAATGCTTACTCCGGGAGAGTTTGAAGATTATTCAACAAAGGTTATGGAGACCAACGGATTTACTGATGAAAAAGATTTAGTTAAAGAAGCAAAAAACTAATAGATGGTGGTGATCCTGAAGCCAATTATGCATATTATTGTTTGCATAAGTTCCACTGGAAACCTACTGATTTTTTGGAAATGACAGAGGAGGAACAGGCTTTTGTGATTGCTGCCATTGATATTAAAGTAGAAAATGATAAAAAACAGGCTAAAGAAATAAAGAAAAAATCAAGAAGATAAGGAGGCTGAATAATTGGCTACGATACAATCACAGCTTGTGCTGACAGATGGAATGTCAAGTGTAATAAGGCGAATAAATTCAGCCTTACTTACTTGTATAGACAGCTTTGAACAAATGCAATCTACCTCAAATAATCAAATGGATACATCCGCTTTGTCAGATGCAAGAACAAGGCTTATACAGCTTAATGGCGAGCTTGACAATGCTATTATAAGGCAAGAGAGAACAAGAGAAGAAAGCGAGCAGACAGACAATTCACTTCAAGATTTGACAGAAACTTTTATGGGTTTGGCTGCAGCAGCTGCAGGTGCTTTTTCAGCAGGTAGCCTTATTGAATTAGCCGACACAGCTACTCAAACAAGAGCAAGGTTAAATCTAATTACCGGTGATTTAGAAAAGACTAAAGATTTGCAGGATGCGGTAATGGAGTCTGCTAACCGCTCAAGAGCAGTATATCAATCTACAGCAGATGCTGTATCGAAGATGGGTCTTATGGCAAAGGATGCTTTTAGTAACATAGATGCTAGTGGTCATAAAACCTTAAATACAGGTGAACTTGTCGCATTTACAGAGCTTTTGAACAAGCAATTTGTAATAGCCGGAGCATCTGCGCAAGGAATGGATTCTGCAATGACTCAGCTTACACAAGCAATGGCATCGGGTGTGTTAAGAGGTGATGAGTTAAACTCTATATTTGAGCAGGCACCAACCATTATAGAAACAATAGCAAATCATCTAGGTGTCGAAATGGGACAAATAAGGCAGTTAGCACAAGAAGGTAAAATTACAGCAGATGTAGTTAAAAGTGCAATGTTGTCATCAGCAGATGAAATAAATTCAAAGTTCGAAGCTATGCCATATACATACGCTCAAGTAGGTACAATGATACAAAATATACTGTTCAATTCTTTTGAACCGGCTATACAACTAATTGGACAAGGAGCACAATGGATAGTTGATAATTGGAGTAATATAGAGCCTATTTTGGCAGGTGTAGCGATAGGTATTTTAGGTGCTGCAGCTGCATGGGGTATATATACAGCAGTTCAGTGGCTTGCAGTGGCTGCTAATCAAGCAACAATAGCTGCTATGTTAGCAAATCCTTTTTTATGGATTGGAATAGCAATAGGTGTCGTAGTAGCAGCGATATATAAATTTATACAGGCTGTAGGCGGAATGAGAAATGCATGGACTCTTACGCAGATGGCTATCGGTGTGGGAATTACATGGCTTAAGTTGGCTTTTATGACGGGAGTTTATGCAATCATGAATCTTGCAGGAAATCTGTCTTTATGTTGGCAAAAAACAGGAGTTGCGATTGCTAACTTTATAGGACAAATGAAAGTTAATGTACTTACAGGTATTCAAAACATGGTAAATGGGGCTATTGATATAATAAATGGCTTTATAAGTGCACTAAATACCATCCCCGGTGTCAGTATAGAAGCTATATCAAAAGTAACTTTTGCTGCTACAGCACAAGCGGAATTTGAAGCACAAAAGAGTGCAAGAGCTGACTCTATAGCATCTGCTCAAGCTCAACTTGATGCAAATAAGCAATCAAGAGCTGAAGACCTTGCAAATATTAAGAATGATATGAATAGCAAGATATCTGATCTAAAGGGTAAGTATTCAGAATTTAAGGCAGAAAAGTTGGCTATGAAAAATGGAGACGGAATTGATTCTTTAGGGTTTGAGACCGGTGCAGGCGCAGAAGTTGCAGATAATGTAGGAAAAACTGCAGGTAATACAGCGGCGGCAGCAGGAGCATTGGCAGCTACGAAAGAAAACCTTGAATATTTAAGAGACATTGCAGAACAAGAGGCTATTAATAGATTTACTACAGCTGAAATAAAAATAGATTATTCAGGAATGACTAATCAGATCAGTTCTAATATGGATCTTGATAATGTGATAGATGGTCTTACAGTAAGGTTTGTAGAAGCTGTTCAAATGAGTGCAGAGGGGGTGCATAGTTAATGTATAAGTTCTTTTTAGGCGGAACATTATTTCCGGTTACCCCATCCAAGCTTACTATCAAGACTAAAAATACAAATAAAACAGTTACACTGATCAATGAAGGTGATGTAAATGTATTAAAAACACCGGGACTTAAAGAAATAAGTTTTGAGTTGTTATTACCTTCTCAAGATTATGATTTTTTAGCAACAGGGAGTTTCAAGAAGCCAAAAAGATACTTGAATAAATTAAATCTTTTGAAGATAAATAAAAAACCGTTTCAGTTTATTGTTAAAAGACCGGGAAGCTTTAAGACTAACTTGAAAGTGACTTTAGAGGATTTGGCAATTACTGAGGATGCTAAAGAAGGTTTAGATGTAAAGGTAAGTGTAACCTTAAAAGAATATAGGCACTATGGTACTAAAAAAGTTGTTTTTTTACCCCCTACTACAACAACAAAGCCGGAAGAGAAAAAAGAAGAAGCACAAGTAACAGAAAATAGAGATGCAAGCACAGCGCCTGCACCTAAAACCCATGTAGTTAAAAGAGGAGATACACTTTGGGGGCTTGCAAAAAGATATTACGGAAATGGGGCTCTTTATCCGAGGATTGCAGCGGCTAATCCAAGAATAAAGAACCCTAATTTAATTATAGACGGTTGGGAGCTGATAATACCATGACAGTAAAGATAATGATCAGTGATGGTAAAACGGCATATTTACCTTCATTAAAGGAAAGTGTTCAGCTGGATCTTGAGAGAAAAGGAAGTCCGGGGAAACTTAAGTTTACATATTTTGATGATGGCAACATAAAGACAGAAGAAGGTAATCAGGTAAAGCTTACTGTAGACGGTACGGATATGTTTTTTGGATTTTTATTCAGTAAAAAGATATCAAGCAAGGACAGGAAGTTTGTTGAATGTACAGCATATGACCAGTTAAGGTACTTAAAAAATAAGGACACTTATTCATATAAAGACTTGGAAGCAGGAGAAGTCATTAGGGTTATTGCTGAAGACTTCAGGTTAAATGTAGGAAATTTGGAGCAGACAGGCTATAAGATACCTTATCGTGAAGAACAAAATAAAACGCTTTTTGACATCATACAAACCGCTATTGACGAAACATTACAAAATACAGGTAGGCTTTATGTATTTTATGATGATGTAGGGAAACTTACGCTTAAGCACATTGAAAGTATGAAGCTTGATTTACTTATAAGTGCCAATACGGCTCAGGGCTATGAGTATAACAGTTCGATTGATAGTAAAACATACAATCAGGTAAAAGTAGAGTATAAAAATACCGGTAACAAGTCTACTGATATATTCTTAGTGAAGAGCAGTGAAAGCATAAATAAATGGGGCGTGCTGCAACTTAATGAAACTGTAGAAAACAAAGAGTCGGGAGCAGGGAAAGCCGAAGCATTATTAAAGTATTATAATAAGGTGTCTAAGACCTTAAGTATAAAGGACGCATTTGGAGATACAAGAGTCAAAGCAGGTTTTTCATTAGTGGTCATGCTTGATATAGAAGGTAATAAAATATCTAATTACATGGTAGTAGAGCAAGTAACGCATACATTTAAGAATGATGAGCATTTAATGTCAATGAAACTGAGAGGGGGATCGTTTAGTGTATAACTTAGTTGAAGCAGTTAAACAAGCTGCAGTTGAAGCAATAAATAATCAAGACCCTATGAGTTTTAGGTTTGGCAAGGTGATTAAGGTAGAGCCGCTTGAAATATGGATAGAGCAAAAACTGACGATACCTGAACAAGCTTTGATTTTAACAAGTCAAGTAAGTAATTATTCTGTTGAAGTAGACGGATTAGAGGGTGGAAAAAGGAATTTAACTTTTAATCAAAAGCTGAAAGTTGGGGAAAAGGTCATACTTATAAGAGTTGATGGTGGACAAAAGTACATAATTTTAGATAGAGCGAGGTAGAGATATGTTGCCGGTAATAAATAACAGTATTTTGCAAGTAGAAGAAAAAACATACCCAAGTAATACTTTTGCCATAGATTTTATTTCCAATAAGATAACAGGCTTTGTAGATGAAAAAGAAGCAATAAAACAGGCTATAGCTCTTATATTAAATATTGAAAGATATAAGTTTTTAATTTACTCATGGAATTATGGCACAGAGTTCGAAGACCTTATAGGTGCACATCCGGATATAGTAGAAGATGAAAGCGAAAGGTTTATAAGTGAAGCATTACTTCAAGATGATAGGATAAAGGCTGTATATGATTTCGGATTTGAAAGAATAAAGGACTCTATCATAGTTACTTTTACAGTAGATACTATATTTGGGGAAATCGAAGCAGAAACGGAGGTAAGTCTGTAGTGTTTGAAGAACATACTTATGAAAATATATTAAACAGAGTCCTTGCAAGAGTTGATAACAGTATTGATAAGAGAGAGGGCTCTGTTATTTATTCTGCTGTAGCTCCGGTATGTGCAGAGCTGGCACAAGCATATATTGCACTTAATTACTTGGTGGATTGTACATTTGCAGATACAGCACCCAGGGAATATTTAATAAAGCGTGCGGCTGAAAGAGGGCTTGTACCTAACCCTGCTACTTTTGCAAAGGCTATAGCGGTACTCAATATAGATGTGGATATCGGCAGTAGGTTTTCAAGTACAAAATTCAATTGGACCGTAAGTGAAAAAATAAGCACAGGAAGGTTTTATATAATATGTGAAACTTCCGGAGCAGTTCCTAATGGTGAAAGAGGAAACTTAATACCAATTGAATATATAAACGGACTTGAAACCGCTCAAATAGAGAGGATAGAAATCTATGGGGAAGATGAAGAAGATACAGAAGTATTTAGGCAAAGATACTTTTCATCTTTTGAAAGTCAAGCTTTTGGTGGTAATAAAAAGGATTATTATCAAAAAGTTACTACTATAGAAGGTGTAGGAGGATGTAAGGTTTATAGAGCTGTTAATGCTGAAGGAGTGGAGACAGGGGCTAATGTGTTAGTGGTCATAACCAATGCTGAACACGGTGTAGCAAATAGCACGCTTGTATCTAAGGTGCAGGAGCTTATAGATCCCTTACAAAATCAAGCCGGTGATGGACTAGCGCCTATAGGACATATATGTCGTGTAAGGGCAGCAGAAGGTGTAGTTATAAATATAAATACAAATATAGTCTATGGCACAGGTTTCAGTTTTCAAGCTTTGCAATCTCACATAACAAAAGCGGTAGATGAGTACCTACATCAATTAAATCTGACATGGGATAAGAATGGCAGCTTAGTTGTGAGAATATCTAATATAGAGAGTCGAATACTTGCGATAGAGGGTGTAAAAGACATATCGGATACCAAATTAAACGGAGTAGCTTCAAATGTTACACTAGATAAGAATGCAATAGCTGTAAGAGGTAAGATAAATGGATAGAGAGTTGATAAATTACTTACCTGATATTCTAAAGAACATAAATGAGTTTAAGCAGATCATGAAGTCGGAGCAGCCTGAAATAGAAAGGTTTTGGTCTGAAAGCAATAATTATGTAAATAATAGCTTTGTTTTAACTCAAGATGCCGATACAGCAAGCAGGTGGGAAAAAATACTGCGTATATCAAGCAAGGATACGGATGAATTAGATGTAAGGAATTTCAAAATACTATCCGTCATGCAAGGTAAATTGCCATATACATATAGGGTACTTTATAAAACTTTACTTGCTATGATTAAAGATAAAAACGATTTTAAGCTTGAAGTTGATAATGACAAGTACTTTGTAAAGATAACAGTTGCATTGTCATCAGGTGAACTAAGAGATGAAATAGAAAAGCTTGCAGATAGGATAGTACCGGCTAATATGCTTTTATCTGTATCTCTTTGGTACACAACTCACAGAATGCTTGAAAAGAAGACTTATGGAAGCTTGGAAACTTACACTCATGAGGAGCTGACAAGGCTTGATTTAAGGTAGGTGAATATGAGAAAAACAGAAAAACTAAAATTAAATATGCCGGATAGGTCTGACAATTATAATGTAGAAGATTTTAATACTAATTTTGAGTTATTGGATAAAGCTATAACAGAAGATAAAAGCTTTTTAATTGAAAAGGTTTTAAGGGAGCTGATAGTATCCTTAAATGTTGATAACTGGAATCCGGTAAATGGCATGTGGCAGCAGACTTTAACACTAAGTGATATTAAAGCAACAGATAACCCTATTGTATTTAGTACTTTAAGTGAAACAAGTCTTTATCAGAACATAAAAGCTTATAATAAAAATTTTTCTTATCTATATGCAGCAAAGACCACAGACGGCGGTATCACATTTTATGCGATTAAAAAACCGACTATTACATTTTTAGTCGGTCTTAAGGGGGTGTAGCATATGGGAAAAGGTATAATAATAGGAAATACTGGAGGAACATATAGTGAAGATGTAACGGCTTCCAAGGCAGACATTCTGGAAGGGAAAAGCACTATTACATCAGATAGCAATGACGAGGTCGTGCAGGGCACTATGCCGCTGCTTACTTCTAATTCAGATTTACTTAATGTTATGCTTGCATACCAAAGAGGGGATCAATTTGGTATGGGTAAGTTTATAGACAGTCCAGGTCTAGGGCGAGGACTTATAGTAGCTCTCAGACCGGAAGACAGCAAAAAATATGCAATAGATAATAGGACAGCTTTCGTATTTATCCCATTATCGGATTTAAAGTCAGAGAACATAAGAGCAGATAAAAACATCGGGCAAGTTCAAGGAAGCATACCGGTGGTGGGTAAAACCGGTATTGCGCAAGGTCAGGTATTTTTAGCCAACGGTTATGTGTTTTTTCACAATATCCCTGTGGGCATTTATGAAAGTCAAGGCGAAAGTTGGGCACCTGAAGCTGCTGCACCGGTCGACAAAGTAAGGGAAGGTTTAGGGATACAGGCTCACAAGATAGCAGCAGATGAAAATATCGCAGGACTGCAAGGTACTTTACCGATTTGGAGTGCAACAGTTGCAGGTTACTTAGATATGCTATATGCGTGGGCAAATCAAGGGCACGCTATAGATCACCCTCAAGCGGGCAGAGGGGTTGTTGTAAGAGTGCCCAACAATTTTGTTATAAGAAATGCAAATTGGGTA